AAGTTTAACTTTTGAACAATATGCTAAAAGAGCACGATATTTCGCTTATTACTATTATGGTAGAGGCGAATTAATTCCAAAAGGAAAGGTTATTGACCATATCTTCTCAATAAAAGATGGTTTTGAAAACGAAGTACCACTATCAATAATTTCCCACCCTTTCAACTTGAGATTAGTGAACATGAGAGAAAACAACTCCAAAGCATTTAAAAGCTATATGACTCTTGATGAGCTGTACAACGGCGTGGTGTTCAACGACTAGCCTAGATGGCGAGCATTAAGCTCTTAATGTAGTGTTAAGCGACACGAAAAACCGAACAGAACAACAACAAAGCACACAACACCCGAAGATATAGTCTGGTCTTGCGCGAAAGCGTAAGAAGTTACACAGTAGCGACGTGTAGCGCAACATAACGGACACAGTCGACGCAATGACTCAAGCACTCAACTACTTCGCTGAGAAACCTGCCAATAACATATTTACAACAAGTCCATGGTAACGATAAGCCCTCTATGACAGAGGGCTTTTAGTGTGTAAATGACTAACAGATATAGTTGATTTATAATAATAACTAACCAAATAAGATAGGAGATGAAATTAAATGGTTAACAATATCATGAAGTACCGTGATAGAGAGAACAACTGGCTTAAGTTCAGTCGTGAAACAATCAAAGACGTTCACGGAGATATGTTTTACTATCGTGATTTGTATGAAGGCAACCACCACGAACTATTCCCGAGAGCTAAGAACCTAATCAAACGTGGCGAGATTGTCGATGTCTATAACGAAAACGGTATGGACAGTCCGAAGAATGTACGTACACCCTATATCATGCTTAACGTAACGAAAATGATAGTCGATATACCAAGTATGTTTGTCGGACGTTCTATCGGACAATTTAAGACTAATCACTCAGCTCAAAGCGATGCACAATCAGAAATATATGACGAAGAAGATACAGACAACGCACAACCCGACTCAGAGTCGCGAGAAGAAACAGAAACATCTAAAGAGACAAATACCCTTGAACAGTCACAAAACGCGCGAGAACGTAAGCAAAATGACGACAATGAAGAGTTATTTGAGACAAACGAAACAAACAAAATAAATGAAACAGTCGAAGACCCACAACAAGCAACGATAGACCAAATCATACACAACAGTAATATCAGTCATAAGATGAATGTGACGCAATTACAAGTAGATGGCGGCATTGTAGCTGTACCGAGTATGAAAAATAATCAAATTAGTATCGACTTTAAAGAACGTAATGTGTACTACCCGCACGAAGATAATATGGGCGTCGACCTTGTTTACGAAATTCCACAAACATCAGAAGAAGAGGCAAGTAACGTTAATTTCGTTCATGTCTATACAGAACGGCAGGACGGTAAAAGCGTGAAAACGTATGACCGTTTGTATATCCGTAATGACGAGAACGATATGGCTTTAGTTGATGACCCTGCAATCATTGATGAAAAGCTGAGATTGAAAGGCAACTTTATTGACGGTGTATTAGAAAAGACATTTACAGGGCGTCAACGCACATTCGTATCGTATTTACCGAATGACCCTACGTTCATGAACCCGTTAGGTAATTCAACGCTTAAAGGGTTAGACGGTCGACAAGAGGAAGTGAACTGGACATTGACACGCGCTGCACAAACATTTGAGCGTAACGGTAAGCCTCGTATTTCTATTCCACGTGGCACAATGGAAACGCTCAAACAAATCGCAAGCGATAAGTATAACGACGAAAATAAAATCGACCATGAAATGTTAGAGGTCACTGAAATCGATGAAGTTACAGGTAAGTCATTAGAGATACATCAAATAGATACTGAAAAGATAGGCGACATGAGTTACGTGAAAGAAATTGTACGCGCAATGTTAGCTGAAACACAAACGTCAGAGAATGCTGTAGAGCTCGTTAAACGTGATTCAGCTACACCACAATCAGGTACAGCGAAGTTCTATGACCTTATCGTGTCTATCATCAAGTCTGAACACTTACGCGATGAGTATGTTGAATTCTTAAAAGACGCTGTAGAATCTGCGTTATGGTTTGCCAACCGCGAAGATGAAAACGTGATTATTGAACGTCCGAACATCATGCTTAAAGACATGCTCCCCCAACCGAAACAAGAGCTATCAACAGACAACATCGCAAAATATAATGCAGGTGTACAATCGCTTGAAGAAACGGTTCGAGCAAATAACCCAGATAAATCAGAAGAATGGGTACAAGAAGAACTCCGACGTATAGAAGATGAGAAGTCAAGTACAAATAGCATGACTCAAGATGTTGGCGCGCTTAACTTACAACAGTTCATGAACAATCGTGATGAAGATGGCAACCCGTTAGATGCAAATGGCAACGTAATACAACAAGAAGACAACGACGAAGATGAAGAGTAAAGAGGTGTAGTGAATGGCACTTACACAACGACAATACGAATCTATACTTGATTACGCTACGGCTCAAATACAGGAGTTAGTTGCGAGTGGATATGACATAAACAACGATAAAGATATACAGCGTCTTTATATGGGCATTGACAAGGTGTACAAGCAACTAAATGAGACGATAGTGAACCATGTACCCCAATCGGTTTATGAAACGTATATGAAAGGCTTAGAGGGCGCAGAACAAGCGCTTAAAGACGCAGGCATTGCTGTAAGCGTCGAGGGCGTTCAACAACTCTTGTCTGTTGCCCAGTCGCCTATTCATTTAGAGGCGATGGCGAATATTGTTTCAGATACCCTAACTGACTTACAAGCAGCAACACGGACAGCACAAGCGTACGGACATAAAGAGTTAGATAAGGCTTTGAATGATGTACGTAATGAAATAGCGAACGGGTATGTATCAGGCGCTACAACACAACAAATCACAAAGCGTGTATCACAAAAGTTTGGCAACTACGGTATGACGTCGTTTATCACAAGTGATGGGAAACACTTACCACTAGACTTTTACGGTAAGACAGTCACACGCACGAAATTACAAACAGCTGACAATCACGCCCACCTAAATCGTTATAAAGAGAAGAATGTCAAACATGTATTTGTGACGGGCAATATACCAACTTGTCATGAGTGCGCCCCGTATCGTAATACTGTATTCGCTACAGAAAGAGGCGATGAATTCCCGTACGTCGACTTACACACAACGTTCCCTAAACACCCGAATTGTCAGTGCAACTTTAGACCGTGGATTAAAGCATTCAAGAGTGATGAAGAAGTACAAAAAGAAAAAGAGAAAGCCTCGTCGTTTAATCCTGATGAAGACGTCCGGAGTGAAAACGAACGTCAGAAGTATGAGCGTAAACAACGCTTACAAGCCAAAGCGAGACGAAAACAACACACGTATAACAAATTAAAAGCACATTTAGGCGCACAAGGACCTACATCTTATGAAGAGTTCAAACGTGCGAGCCCACGTCAATATCATACTTGGTTAGCGAGATATAAAAATTTGACGTAAAGTAGAATGTTGGTAACAGGTGGGTAATGTATATACATGTCTATACTTTTATGTATATAGTGTTATAATAGAGTGTGAACAAAAGTATGAAAGAGTGAACACAGCATTAACGATTTAGAAACGTATGCGTTTGATATTTGGCATAAACAACTCAGTGACGAAGAAAAGATGATGGAGAAACTTGATGAACTCAATAAGCCTTTATCATTACCTGAACGTAGTGTTATAGGTAAAACATTAGTGAACAATCCAGACGCAGATGTTAAATCATTACTTCAACGTATGAGAAATACTGATATGAAATGCGTTAAAATCAAACGTGCTGAACACGATAAGAATGTAAGAGTTATCCAAAGCGATAAAGAGTTCAACAGAATTGTCAATAAAACGCTAAATGATTGGAAAGCGCGCTCAAAACAACGCTAATGTGACACTTATAGCGTTACGATAGACACATTCAATTTAATATAAATCTCTCAACCACGCCTTATATCAATGATTGGCGTGGTATTTTTATATTGTTTACTAACGTAT